TTGACAAATTGGTTATGATAGTATTTAATATAAATATAACAACTGAAAGGGTTATAAAATGCAAAGTATAATTTATAAAGACTGGAATATTAACAATGCCTATAATGATAAAGGTATTGAATACTGGACAATCTGGACGCCAGACATGCTTGATTGTGTAGCTGAAGATTTTAAAACAATCAAAGACGCTAAAGTTTGGATTGATAATCAGGAGGTAGCATAATGATCACAATACAACAGCTCAAAGAAAAAATAGCTTTGTTAAATGATGAAAAACTACTGGACCAATTTGATTTATATAATCAATTCCAATTAAATCAAATTAATGAAATCATTTATAAAAGATTAATTGAGTGTGAATTAGACAATAGAAATCTATTGGCACACAAAATAATGGAGGATCAATTTGAAATGGAGCATACTATATGAAAACATTTTACTATACTTTAGCTGCAATACTTGGCTTTGTTAATATGCTTGGTATTATAGCGATTATGTACGTGGTATTAAATTAGATGATTGAAACACTTTCAGATTACAGCATTATTGAAGCTATATTTTTAATCTTGGCTTTGTATTTTGTTGTAATCTGGAAGTATAAATAAATAAAAAATATGGAAAATAAAAAAACAATAATATTAAATGGCTTGGATGTTGTAAGTAATAGAAAAATGATCAGCATTAAACTTGCTGTATGGAAAAAATTAATTAGCTGTTCAAGACATGAACAAACAACAGTATCAAAGTTAATTGATAAGTTAATTAGTAAATATATTGAAGATAATAACTACGATATAGAAAAAATATTTAATGATAACTTACAAGTTAAACAAGAAATGTTGGATAGCTTAATTGATTATAAATTTGAAGATATAAAACAAATAAATTATTGATCTATTATTTTTTTCTCTTCATCTCTTTTAGCATATTCAGTATAACGAGCTTCAATTTCAGGATTATCCAACCAACTCACAACAATATTATTTGTAGTATTTTTATTTAAAGTAAGATCCTTTTTATCTGAATATAAATCTGAAGTCTTACCTGCTAACCATTGAATAAACTTTGTCTTTTCTCTTATCCAAGATATTAAATTAGGATCTAGTGTGTCTTGGTTTATATCGGCTTGGTAAATATCTAAAAGTGTATCAACAATATTCTGGACCCCAATTTTTCTGCAGAGTTCAACTTTTGCTTTCAGTTCCTTGTTGTTTTCTTGATTTAAGAAGTCGTAAAACTTCTTCAAGCTGCAAGGTAAGATCCCTTCCTTCCTTATACTTGCTAGTGTTTTGCCTTCGCTTAATTGCTCTAATACTGTATTTAGAATTGTATCTTCCAAGACTATCAACTCTTGGTTTGACTTTGGTTTCGTAGTAATTTCTGACATAATCTAAATCCTTATCTCTAAATTGTTTTAAACTTGCAAGTGATTTAATCTTCTTCTCATCTGTATAACCTAACTTATTAAACCCACCTCTATTGGCTCTGTCCCTAAACCCATAGAAGTTTGTGTTCTGAGCTCCATGAAATCTACATTTATAAATCTGAATACCTTGCTTATTAAACTTATTAGTAGGATAGCCTTTAGCCTGGCATGGTTTACCTGAGAGTCTTGACATATCCATACAAAATATCTTTTTAGATTTAAAACCTGCCATAGCATTTATGTTATTTCTTTTCCCAAGGTTTGATACCATTTCGTTTGTTGTATTCTACCTTTGCTTTATAAGCTGCTGATCTATGCTTGGCATTGGCTTTCATCGCAGCAGTTAATCTTTGGTCCAGTATATTTTTTGGCACAGCTTTTTTATCACGCAGCTCTTGCTCTTGGTGTTCAATGGCTTTTCGTACATAGTAAGGATGATATGAAATACATTGTTTTAGTTCCGCCAGAGGTAGACTAGCTAGTTTAATTATCTTACTTTCTTTATTCAAACTTTTATTATTAACAATACTATCTATCTTATCTTTCATTCTATTAGTTATTAATATTGTTTTATTAATACTAGTTTTATTAATAGGTATCACCCTGATACCTCTGTCATACCAACCTGATACATCAGTGTATCTATATGATACATCATTGACTAATAAAATAGGTGATAATGTGTATAAGTTAGTAGATGATAGCCGCTTTTTTATAATAAGTTTAGCCTCAATTAATAGTTGAATACATCTATAGATTGTCATGCGAGATAGACCAATCATCTCAGTGATCTTTGAATATCTAGGGTAGCAGCTGCCGCTTTTAGGATTTGCAAAGCGAAGAAGAACTAAGAGTATCGCCAAGCATTTAGCTTTATGTTCCTCTGCCAAGCCTTGATAACCCTCATGTTTAAATAGATTTATAGGTAGCCTTATATGTTGTGGGTATTTAGCCATTATTTACCTTGTATTTACACACTTTATCATGCTCAATCTGTAGTTTAAGCATTTCGTAGTACCATTCCTCCTCTAGAATAGGGTTTAAATCGCTTTTAAAGGGGTATAGACGCTGAACTTTGAACTCTAGGCTATCCGTCTGTGGTATAGGTTTATAATACAGCAAAAAACAGGGTATATTTAAGCCTTTAGCTATATACTCTACAACATTAGTGTATTTCTTGTAATTTCTACCAGTATCATAGACAGTTTCAATGACTGCTAATGGCTGCCAACAAGGTTTATTAATACAAATAGGAACTGAATCAATATCTATATAAGCAATATCTTCGCATTTATTCCTATGCCATTCAGAATAGAAGTCGCCAAACCCACCAACAAAATAGTTATATCTTGCCATTAGTTTATAAGTTGCATCCCATAGTTATTAATTTTATTAGCAAAAACTTTATTATTTTTTTTAATTAATTTATTATTTTTAAATGTTTTATAATTGACACTGTGATGCCATCTATTAAACTTCCAAACAACATTAACAATATCAGGATGCTGCTCTTTTAAAGACTCAGCCATTTTTTTTCTTCCATCATTTTTATAAAGTGTATCTGTATTACCACCTTTCATTCTCATGGTTGTAATTTTACCAATTAAAAAAGCATTAAATAAAATCGTACAATAACCTGACTTTAAAACTCTAATGGATAAATCTGTATCTTCATTATAAATTCCTCTCCATCTAAATGGTATTTTATTATCAATTAAAATACATGAATAAATTCTTGTATTAAAAACTATGGGTGGAACTTTATCTGTTGTCTTACAAAAATTATAATAATTAAAACCTGATAAAGCTACGTTAGAATATCTATTTATAAAATCTTCTGCACATTTAAAAATTGTTCCAGAGCTAACCTTTGGTTTCATGTTTCTATTTAATCTATGAAAGCCTTCAATGTTATCATCTAATATCCAGTGCTTATCAAAACCAAGTGATATTGAATGATCCCATATCCAATTCCTAGCAGGAATAGATCCTTGATTTAAATTACTAAATGGAAGTTTTAATATTTTATCTGCTGCAATGTTTTTATTATAAAAATCAAATTCTTGTGGTTCTACTACAATTTTATATGGAACTTTCATAATTTCTAATTCTCTAACAGTTAGACAATTATTAAATCTTCCTTTTGATACTATGTAAACTGGATAACTAGGATTCATCTACATATCTTTTGTTTGAATTTATTCCTCTAATTAATTTTGGAAACCAAATGCTTTTAGTTTTTTTATTTAATGTTTGATTAATTAATTTTGAAAAATCATTTAAATCTTTTTCATTATCAAATCTTATTATAATCTTTGCATAAGGTTTTTGTTTTTCTTGCACAAATTCAGGCATTTCTAACCATTCTTCTTGCCAATTATTCTGCATTATTCTTTGCTCTTTCTTGCATGAGTTCTATTTGTTTACATTCCAGCTCAAGATTTAATCTATCTATTTCTTTTTGAAGAACTAAAATCTTTTCGTTGTACATTTCAATCACATCTTCAATGTGTAATGGTTGATCGATCATTTAGTTCTCCAATTTTTTTAATGATACAATGCAGCCTTTTGGAATAACGATTGCATCTCCAACATCCATCTCATCAGTGTTTGGATCTATGCTATATGTTGCAAACATCTTAATGAAGTTAGCATTGTCTTCATAAAGATAACCTATGGTATTACACATAGCAGGTTTAAGATTTCTTAAATCATCCTCACTATTCCATGCATTATCGCAGCTATTAATATCCTCCCAAATTGCAATTACTTTTTCAAATTTTATGCTTTGCATACCACTCCTCATAAAATGTATTAGGTTGAACACCTGTCTTTTGTGTTATCACTTTCATAAATCTAGGATGAGGTATTCGTTCTGATTTTAAATACCTAATCACAGATACAATAGGATTCTTTCCAGTTAATCCTATTAACTTTGCAAGATCTTTGTTGCTAAGTTTATTCTTTTCTTTGTAATCATTAAGTGTCATTTAGTTTTCTTTCTGTTGCCAAAACAATCAAATGTTTTGTGATACCTTTTAAGTAATCGTCTTAGTTGTTGTTTAAGTTTCATTATTATTCCTTTCGTTAGATTAACCATAACCATAAAAGTTATTAACAGTCAATCTTTATTTAGCATTGACTTAAATTAATAATATATGTATTGGTTATTAAACAATGAAAGAGGTAAAAATGGTTATTGATTTAACAAAGAATAATTCTATTCCAAATCTTAAAACAATAGATGAGGATATAGCACTACAATATTATAAAAAACTTAATCTGGATCATAGTTCTCCATCTCAGGAAGCTATGTCAGATTCTGATTGGTTAGTTAGATACTGCCACTTCACACAAGAGGATCGTAGATTAATGAACATCAGTTATCGTATGACTGCTGGTGTATCTATTGGTAGAGCATCACAAAGATATGTTTCTAAATATATGTATGAAGCAGAAAAAAAAATGCTTAATGAAAAAAAAGATTTAGATACAATCATACAAGAAGAATTAAAAGAGTATGATAAATATCAAGCACACAACGAAGAAGATAAAATACAGCACGAAGATACTAAAAATTATTTAGTAGATATGATTAAGATTACTTGCAACGCTTTAAAAGATTTAAAGTTAGGAGATGAAGTTGCGAGTG